TTTTACACGCAACAGATATGAGAAACGTGTTAATCGTAATGAACCAGAGCTAGACACAGATCGGGAGACTGCCGAAGAAGTATTTAAGGGGGTCAGGAAAGAAATAGAGGAAAGTAGTAGGCAACTAAAAAAAATAAATAAGATGATTGAAGACTTGGACGCTGGAAACCTGGATGTAGAGGCGGTTAAGGAACAAGCATACCAAATGTACCTGCGTGGACTTCCTGTGGGTAACAGGAGAAGAATGTTTCTACATCGCAGGAACATAGCAGCGTACAGCAATAATGCCCTCCGAAATTTTACAAAGACTAAGTTATCAACAATAAACCAGATGGCTCGCCTAAAATATTCTACTGAGGTAAATAACAGATCAGGTGAACTGGATGCTCTAATAAACAGGGAGGCAGTCCCTGACTCCGATGAACGCCACAAACAACAAATATTGGCTAGGGAAATAAAACAGCGGGCTGTAGATGCTGTTTATGTACCTCCTTTAGATACGAAGTTTGATAAAGTTATGGATTGGATTACGCGGCAGGGTTCCAAAGCAGTGTTTTACTGGATGCTAAGTTCTGTACGTTCCGGTGTAATTCAACCTACACAGCTTGCACAGTTTGGATTCCCTGCGTTAGCCGCTGAATTTGGAAGGGCCAAAACTATAAAAATGGCGTCTAAATATAGCTGGGTTTTTAACAAGCTTGGGAGGATGGATCAATCCACTGTAGGGCCAGACGGAGAAACCCTTGACGCGAAAGGGATGCTTATAATACGGGACTCTAGTTATGTTCAGAATCACCCTCACAGAGACATACTTATAGCTGGGTGGAACTGGGCAAATGATGAAGCTGATATCTTTGCATCTACCCGTGTAAGTTCTCTTCTGGAAACCCGGTCAGAAGATATAGTGCCTCCAGGTAGTGAAGGTTTATGGGGCGCTGACACTCCAGGTGTAGTGGGGACTATTACTCGCCATGCTCCCAGGGTGGCAGAGAAATGGGTTACAACGGCTTTCCGGATGATGTCATTTTTGTTTCACCATATGGAACGCCTTAGTCGGGAAATAATGTTCATGTCTTCTTTGGAGCTGGCTTTGGACAGAGCAATGAAAAAATCCCCTGATGCAAAACGTGCGGAACTTTTTAGTAAAGTAAAAGAAGAAGCTTTAGAGCTTACGAATGAGGGGATGTTTAACTACAGCCAGTACAACAAACCAAGCGTATCTAAAAAATGGTACGGCAGATTGCCTTATCAGTTTATGAGCTACCGAGTACAGGCAACTGCTGCTCTATGGCGTAGTTTTTACAATGGTCTTCTTAATAGTGATCTCACTGTTGAAGAACGTAATAAGGCGCGTCATAAATTTAACGATATTATGTTTATAGGTGTTGCTTTAAGCGGTATAACTGGATTGATTGGTTATACCTGGTATACATCATTTATAGATGGTCTTAGGGAGGCATTGCGTCCTGACTTTGATGATGAAGATGCGGATATATTTTACGATTATGATCCGTATACTGGTTCTATGGTAGAGAAACGGAGTACGGATTTGTATATACGTACCAGTGTGATACCACGTTATTTTGGTCCTGACAGTGGTCTGGCACAATTACTGGGCCTATCCCCCGAAGTGTCGGAATTTATAATGGAGGGTGTGGAGTATGGCCTTTTGTCTGCAATAACGCAGTCAAACTGGAGCGTTTCTACAGGTTTGGACGGCATGTGGTTTAAGAGCATGAGGCCAAAAGAAGATTATGCGGGTATTCTAACCAGCGCTGCGTATGATGCCACAATGGGGCCTTTTGCAGCCTTCACTCTTAACTGGGCAAAGGGTTTGGAATTGATGGTTGAAGAAGGAGAACTTTACCGAGGGGCTGAGTACATGATGCCTGGTATGATTAAAGAGCCAATGGAAGCAGTTCGTCTTGCCCGCGAAGGGTTTGTAACATTAGCTGGCGATAAGATTACTGATGCCCAATACTACCAAGGATGGCGTTTTTATGGGCAGGCAATGGGCTTTACCAATATTGATGTACAGAAAAGTCAGGACGTCACCTTTTTAGTAAATGATATGATAGCAAAGCAAAGAGAACTTAGAACCGAGTTATTAGGGGCTCGTACTGAAGCAGCTCGACTTCTGATTGATATGGTAGAGGAAATGAATGGCGACATGACCCATAGATTAGTGCGGCGTAAGCAAGATGACCTTGAAAAAATAACTGAAGACATAGTTGCCTATAACTGGAAGTACTTTTATGATCAGATTTCCCAGGAGTCACTTGAAACATCTTTAAATGCCACTTTAGAACGGGCGGGTTTAACTCTGGAAGGGATATATTTGCCAGATAAGATAGTCCCTTATATCTACCCTATTATTAAAGATAACCGTGTGGTTCCTCCTCTCCCATTGACTATAAAAAATTAGAGCCGCCACACTCGTATACCACGTACTCCATCCTCTACCACTACTTTAGTAAGTACTTCCATCTTAAGTCTCCTGGTTTTTTTCTTTACCGTCTCCTTTGCTCTTTTACATTTCAAGCAGGGGATGAAGAAGGAGTAGCCCTTACGGAAGTTCTTCCAGTTCACTGCATAGCTAACTTTTTCTACGTCCATAAGAGGGATAATACCTTGTTTTTGGGGGGGATAAGGGTAGGGGGTACCTGTTTAAATCGCGTGAGCGGCTTCCTGAGCGCCCAATAATGGTGCATCACCCCCGTGTCTAACCGTAATTGACTCGTTTTTGTTAAATGGTTGTCTCCTTAGTAATGACTCGTTTTTTGTACTCCCATGCTAACAACCTCTGTTTTCGACTCCTCACTACCCACTGTGCCGGACACCCATGTGTTGAAGGACAGGGAGATTCTGACTTCCTCTGTTTGATTAGGAGGAACACTGTGAGTTAGGTTGGAAGGAAAGAGAACCAGATCGTGTTTGGTGAGGCTGACCCATCGCAGATCGCTATTCCAATCATTATATTCACTAACGCGAAAAATGGAAGACATGATATTTTCTGATAGAAACTCTATCCTGTCATCGGGGAGGGTTTGTAAATAAAGCACTCCGCTAATGTAGGAGTTCGGATGCCTATGGCCGTGATGGTACATATCCTTCTTGTTCATATTTAACCATGACTGAGTAATGGGAAATTCAGTATCGCTAATTGGGTGAAAGGTCTTACTGACAAACTCGCGGATACATTTTTCTAGTGTTCTTTTTAGCGTGGGAGTTTGTTCAAGAACATGGGAGTCCTTTGTAATTAAGTTCCCCCTGTTGTGGTAGTAGCTGTTATTTTTTAAAAGAGTTTTGGTATCTTTTTTTGTGATAGGAACTTCAGAAAATTTCCCAACGGCTTTTGGAAAAATAGGAATAAGTTCATAGTTCATAGTTATATACGCTCCTCGTCTGGTTGTCTGGCTCTACATGACTCGTTTGCCGTTAGTGGTTGTCTACTCATAAATGACTCGTTCGTCCTCACTTTATTCTTCTACGTCCTTAGTACCCAGCTGGGAGTCAACAAACTTGTCCATATCAAAGAAGTCCGAGTTGTTGCAGTCAAAAACCAAAGCGTGTACACCAGGGGCTACTACTTGCATACCTTTTGACATACGCTTGGTCACTGTGTTTTTAAACATCCCCTTACGCTCAAGTGCGCGGAGGGTATCCTTGTAATCTATTTGGGACTCGACACAATCCTGTTTGAATCGTTTGGCAATCACATACATCAGTTGCGTATCTGGTTCGTACCGGATAATCAAATCTCCTTTTGGTTCCATTAGTGGGTACTTGGGCTTGTGAGTCCTTTGGTCGGCACCGTCATCCACCACCAGCATGTTATTGCCATGCCTTAAAATAAAGTCTCCCAGCACCGAGGCAATGTTGCTTGTTGGCATTATAGTTTCTTGCTTAAGGTCTGCTATATATGCGGTTACTACTTTGTATATAGGCTTCATGTCCCAGTCTATCAACCCAAGCTGCTTTGCAATTAACCCCCCTGTAAAATTAGCTGCCATAACCGCAGACCAGTTTCTTTCTCGGCTGGTAAACCTAAGCTCTCCATCTACCTTCTTTTGAATCTTTAGTAAGTTGAGCTTAACCTCTTCTAGATTAGGTACTACCCACTGCATATATACTTCTCCCGCCTGCCCAAAGTTGTTGTTAAGCTGGTGGTCGAATAAATCTTTTCCTTCCTGGGTGCTGATGATGCCTGCGTCAGTAAGAGGTATCCTTAACTCTATCAAACGCATCATTTCCCCATCAGGATTGTGTTTAAGGGAAGTTAATTTTTCAGAGAAGGAAGCATTAGAACTTGTTAGGGTAATGGTTCGCCATGTAGTTTTGTTAGTACGAAGCTCATTAGCATTTGCTTTCGCTTTATCCTTACCGCGCCCTTGTGAGAATGCGTAAGCCGCTTTAGAAAAATCTCTGTCCTCAGTGTTGGTCATCTCATCTATCGTATTAGCAATGTTGTTCATAATTCCAAGCTTGATAACTCTGCCAGTATAGGTGTCATCTGGAGTACCCAGAAGCCCTTCAGGATCGCCAAAAGCACTGTTGCACATTCGTAGTATAGTGGTCTTCCCTGTACCAGCTGTGTTGTGAACCATGTTAATGATTGCCCCCTTCTGCCCAGTGAACTTAAGCAGTGGCGCACCGAATGCAGTCAACGCACCAAACGCTTGTAGCTCCAGGCCAGGTCTGCCATACAAGGCAAAGACTTCTTTCCATTTTTCCAGGGTTCCTTTTTTCTCCATGTAGGCCGCTATATCTTCAGTTACTGAGGAGAGGGGGCTGTGGAACACACCATCAGCTGTTATCTCCCTGTCTCCAACAATGAACTTGCTGTCGTTGTCGGCCCAACCAAACTGTACTTTCATTTCATCTGCCTTTTTTTGGTGTTGAAGTTCTCTAATCGAAGTTGTTAAGTAATCAAATATCATAGTAAACCTGCTGTCGGGAGCTACTACCCCGTATTCGGCTAACCCCCTACGTAGTTCAGCCTTATCCGTCATTTTAGTATTGGGTATTACAAACTCAGAAACTCCATCTTTAGGCAGGTGCAGTTTCATCACTACAACGTGGCCTAGATTAGGGTCTACCATCCTATCAACTACATAAAGGTCATGCTCATAGACAAATTTTGGTTTGTCTTCTTCTGTTAGGGGCTGCTTATATATGCCGCCCTTTTCACCTCTGAAATACGGTTCTGGATAGTAGGGTACGTCTCCTGAAAGAAGAGCACTCCCATCATGTTCAGCTACGGTATTGCCTAGTTGGATAGGGCCTGTAAGCTTGCCTTTGTGGGGGCAACCATCACAGCCGCCAGGATTCTTTGCTTCAAATACTTCACACCCATGTGGGCCTTTTGCCCCGTTTGCTTTCTTCTGTGCTTCCCCAAATACATAACCAGTGTGTCCTTTGGACAACTTATGTATGGCGTTTTCTCCATCAGCACAGAATTTAGCTACAGAAAGAGCAGAAAACCACATGGGTTCTGGGAGAGTGGCACGTTCTGTATAGCAATGAAGTATCTGCTGGCATCCGGTGCCTTCAGCACTCCTGACCATGATTTTGTGGAAGCTGGCCTCACTGTTATCAAGCAGTGTTTGCTCAAGGAAGCTCAACTCGCGGGGGGCTTTTGGTTCTGGAGTAGAAGTAGCTTCTACCCTTAATAGGGTGCATAGCTCTTTGTAATCTACACGAGCTGCGCCACCGTGTACTACGGCTACTTGCTTAGGGGGATCATCTTTAAAGTTGTAGGTACCTGGTACTCTAAGTATTCTTGCGGTTTCAAATACTGACCCGTCAACATAGAGGTCATGTAGGGCACAAAGTTGGCGTAAGCGATTAGCGACAGGTTGCCATTGTTCAGGGGGCACTTCTTCAGTTAAAGCCCAGTAGACATGAAGGCCACGGCCTGAGTTGACAATTATAGGTTTGGGTAGGCCAATGAGTTCACAAAAGTTTTTAAGTGCTTGGCCCGCTGCAGCCTGATCTATATACCCAAAGGGCTTGCCTGTTTCTTCATTGGTAGCAGCTTTAGTAGGGCCACAATCTATGTCAAGCCAGAAAGACTTTAGGGCACGTACATTGTCTTGGGTTCTATTTTTTCCGGTAGTGTACTTAGCTAGACCAAAAAATACATTGCGCTTTTCTTTAACGAATTCTGCAGCAAGGGCATCTACTTCTTTCCTAGTAGCTACAAGACATTGCTTAACATCTTTTTCGTGTTTTATACCCAGGACTGCGAACCAGCCATCAGAAGGTTGAACGATGCTTAGGAGATCAATCTCATCCATTTTGCTTTTTTCAGGGGGCACTTGTCCCCCCTCTTTATTAGTGGCGAGTAAAATTTACGTAGAGGAAGTTATAAAGGTTCTAATGCCTTTAGTAGTCTGTTCGCTAGGAGCACTAAGCCCTACAAACCAGTTGTAAATGGTTTGCCTACTGACACCTAACTCAGTTGCAACCTGTGCAACAGGTATATCATGTTCTATACAGAATTTTCCTAACTCTACACCGAGCCGACAATCGCGGTAACAATCACCGGCTTCTTCGTTTAGCTGAATTAATCGTGCGCTATATCCAATGCTCATATTATCCGTCTTTAGCAGTGTCGTCTGTGCCCCACTGGTCTATGATGTCAGATAGCTTTGAGGATGCAGGGGGAGCATCTTCTTTTGCAGCCTTTTTAGCCCGCTTGACGGGGGCTGCAATAACTTCCCCTTCAACTTCTTTAGCAGGTGCTTCCGCTCCAAAAATGTCATCAGTGCTGTCTTCAGCAGCAGCATCAGTTTTCCCTGTGAAGCCTTCTTCCTTTCCAAAAGGTGATGGGGGTGCATAAGGAACGTAATCAATAACCTGTACAGCACGTAAGCGCAAAGAAACACCGCAACTTGTTGGCATCTTGTAAGGGTATAGTTCAACAGCTAAATGCACTACGCTGCCTCCGGTCAACATAAAATCATCAGGAAGTGGGTCGTTATCAGCATTATACTCCCCAGGTTTTTTAGTGGGGCTGCCTTTAAAAGATGCTGGTATCTTACTTTTACCAACCCACTCGCCTTCTTCGTTTTTCTTGAAGGGCATTTCCAGTTTTTCAGGCCAGCTGTCGTCCCTATCTTCAGTGGTTACAAACACTGCATTCATTGCGTTATACAATGACTTTGCTTGGTCTGTATGCATAACAAAACTAAGTTCATATTTGGCATCTTGTTCTAAAGCATCACACGGGACACTTTTTCCTGCTGCAGTATCAAACCGATAGGGCTGGTTGATACGAGGGTACAACGCTTTTACATCTCTAATTATATAGGTTACTAATTTACTCTTACTCATGCACAACTCTCCTTAAGAGGTGGATTTTCTAACTTGGATTTTATGTTCTGGTTTGGTTTGAAGTCCTACAGGAGAAGCATCTGGGTTGTCTTCCAAAAACTGCTTCATGTTGCCGTGGTGGACTCTCTTTTCTAGGAGGAAAGGAGCACCGTGTTCTTCAATAAATCTATATAAGGATTCCCAGTCGCTCACCCAATACTTATTTGAAACTCGACGGGTAATTGTCCCTGCTGAAGTCTTCAGACTATCTACATTTAATTCATTACACAGGGCTAGAAACTCTTCATCAATGCGGGCAAGTTGGTCACGGAATCCTGCTACTTCTTTCTTGTGTTCTTCTTCCTTAGCTCTGAGTGTGTCTCTAATTCTGACATACACAGTGGCTAATTCGTCTACATCTACTTGTTGTTTCTTTGACATGATCGCTCCTATAAAGGGACGATCAGTCTAGCATTCTAGTTTACAGTGTCAAGGGGTTTGTTTGAGTTCCTGTCGATATAGATCAATTAATTTGGTGTGGTTATCAATGTTGAACCGGAGCATACTATAGAGCTTTGCCTCTACTTCACTACCCCTAATATGAACGATTGTCATGGGATTATGCTGCCCAGGTCTGTCTATGCGAGCGTTAGCTTGGAGGTAGGTTTCAACACTGGTAACAGGGGAATACCAGATAATAGTGTTTGCTGCCGTCAGGGTAAGCCCGTGTGCTGCCGCCTGAGGTTGAATGATTAATACTTGGGGGTGCTCCTTTTCTTGGAAGCTTTTAATAATTTCAGTGCGGCGATTAAGAGGGACTTTCCCCTGAAGTACAGCGCAATTGATGTTGCTTGTACCAAGAAAATCTTTAAGCAATTCAATGGTATGGGTGAAGGGGACAAAAACAAGCACCTTATGGGAGGCTTCTTCAATCACTTCCCTAACGACTTTAAGCCTGTTGCTCACATTGAACTCAAGGACTTCCCTGTCATCTGAATAGACCGCACCACCTGAAATTTGTAGCAACTTATTCAGGCTCGTTGCTGCATTTACAGCTGTAATTGATTCTCCGTCTGCTAGTAGTAGCATCTGCTTCTTTAGTATGCGGTAGTACTTTTTCTGCTGCGGAGTGAGGGGGGCTTCCCGTTCTGTGTAAGTAACAGGAGGGAGGTCTAAGCACTGGTCTTTTTCAAATCTGATTGCGGGCTGCAGGATTCTATGCACCGTTTCTTCCGAGTCAGGTTTGGGCCTCCATACGTACTGGGAAGCTTTATGCATAACTGTGTCCCTGAACTGCCCAAAGTATTTAGGGACGCTGTCAGGATTTATAAGTCTGGCTAGGCCAAAAGCATCTATGGGTGATTGAGCAGCAGGTGTGCCCGTAAGCATCCATAGCCACTCTACATTTTTGACTATATCTCTTAGCACCTTCCAACGATTAGTCTGGACATTCTTATAAGCATTCGCTTCGTCTACTACAACCAGATCAAAGCCACCGTTTAGGATTTCATTTTTTACTACAGCTACCCCCTCATAGTTAATGATTACAAATTCTGCACCTGCAGCAATAATTTTTGCACGCATTGCAGCACTCCCGTGTGCCACAGAACAACTTCTATGCATGGCAAACTTAAACAAGTCTTCCTGCCATGCACTACTCATTATAGAGAGAGGGCAAATAACTAATACACGTTTTATTTTTCTTATCTTGATTAAGTAATCAGCAGCCCATATAACAGATGCTGTCTTACCTGTACCCTGTTCGTTAAAGCAAAAGGACTTCTTGTAGATGGTTAAAAAAGAAGATGTTTCACGTTGGTGGTCGAACGGTTTAAGCTTTCCTGTCCAGTGGTAGTCTCTTTTTATAGTAGAAGGAAGGTCTTTTATCTTAAGCCCAGCAAGAATCTGAGTTTCTTCCAGTCCCCAGTTAACCGCCACTTCGTAAACACCCTTATGCTTACCTATAATGGCACTCTTTTCTATTTTTTCCGTGACCAGGTGGGGGCGTTTTGTCCTAAGGACAATCGCCTTGTCATTTACTGTATGCATTAGCTTTTCTTGGAACGTCCTCTGCTCTTAACAGATTTGTCACTGTTGCGGGCAAAAGAACGGTTATCACTTTTATTCTGTGCGACCAAGTTGCTACCTTTGTTTGTGCCTCCTTGGGAAATAGGTGTAGTGTGGTGTACATCTTTGCCATCACCTTTTTTAACAGTCCCTCTTTTCATTAGCTTGGCGCGTGCTGCATTACGCTTTGCACGGTTGGCCTTTTGTTCTTCTGTGCCGTGATACTGGGCATACTCTTTCTTATATGGTCTGGGTTTGTTTACGTAAGGCATTAGTATCTCCTGTTATGCTCACAGGTAAGCACGGGGCAGAATCTGCACAAGGGGCCAGATATTGCATTCCATACTCCTGTTTCTTCAGCACCTGTAAGGCGTTCAAGTTCGGGATCAAAAGTTGCAAAGTATGAATCACGCAACTCTGCTTTATGTTCTTTCTTAATAAAGTCATTGCTTACTACATATACCAGCGCAGACTTCAGGGTTTCTATTTCTGGGTAATGCGTGAAAGTAGCTGCTGCTAATAAGTCCAGTTGTTTAGTGTCTGCATAGCGGGCGTTCTTTCCTGTCTTGTAGTCAACAAGGTAGCCCTTAGTCCCATTGGTGATGAGCAGATCAGCTATACCTCTCCACCACACATCATCGGCAAAAAATTTACAAGGTTCGTACTCAGCTGTTACGCCAAACCTTATCTCGCAATGCTTCTCTCCTTCTATAGCATTGAAGGAATCCAGTGTGCCCTGCATAAAAGAAAAAACTTGGGGGAGGGGCGTCCCATCTTTAATGTACTCCTCGGCTGCTGTATGTGCCTCCCTGCCATATACTAACGCAGCACTTGTATCGTCCTTCACATCCTTAAGCACCCGCAAGTGGTAGTACTTCTTGGGGCACTGTTTAAAAGTAGAGATGCTGCTATATGACCATGTGTTCATTACTCAGTGTGTTCCTTTTTGTCTGTTAGCAGTTTGTTTTAAAGCTTCGTCAATACCATATTTTTTGACTCGTTGTTGCCACGCTTTGTATTCCAATCGTGTATCCCTGTTCCTTTCAACATAGGGTGACTCATTTGGCGGTGCGCTTCCGATTGCATCTGCAAACAGTGTCGAAATGTCAACGTCCTGCTGCTCCCGCCATTCTCTTGCTTCTCTTTTTTTCTTTTCGCTAAAATCTTCTCCATTATAGGCTAACCGTAAATCTTTATTTCTGTCAGGATGGCGTAATTGACGTAGCGCCTTCGCTTCTATTTGTCTTATGCGTTCTGCCTTTACACCAAATTTAATTCCTACCTCTTTAAGCGTACACGGCTCTTCATCACCTAAACCATAACGCAATTCTAAAACTTTTTTCTGTCGTGAAGTTAATTGATCCAGTGTTCTTGCGGTTGCTTCTTTCTGTTCAGCTATTTCAACTAATAGATCGGGGTTTTGTGTGCTTTCTAATAAATTGTTAGACATCAACTCCCCAATGTTTGCCTGGATAGCCCCTTGATTAACCGTGAGAGGATCAAATATATGTTGGGCCGGGAAAAGGTCTTCGGGATTGCAACTAAAAAAATCACATAAACGCTGTATTGAAGTACGTACATCCCCTTTGTTTGTGTAGGGGGTTACCTTAAGATTTAAAATGTGTCCTATAATACTTGGGCCTACGCCTACCACCCTTGCTAATTCAGATGCGGTGGAAATACCATACTCTTGCATCTTCTCATAGAGGTAATTATTTTTTATTTTTATTTCAAGGCGGTAATCTTTCATCTACAAGAGCCCCTTGTTGCGGGCCAGGTTTATTAATGCCTGGTCTAGCTCTTTCTTATCTGCTTTGCGCTTCTTGATACTGCATGGCTTGCACAGGTATCCCTTCTTGTGGAACTTATAAAGTTGCCCAGCGGGGGCGCGTGTTTCATAGCCGCACGACTCACACTTCACAGCTATCAGTTGCTTTGCCGCGTTCACGTATGCCTTGCGCTGGTCTCTTCCTAAGACGCCGCCTAGCTTGATTAGGGATGGTTCTCCATACTCACGCATCTACAGTAGCCCCTCCTTGACTAGCTCCTTGCGGTTCTTTTCATGGGCAGCTTGAATCTCTTTCTTGTTCTGGCCGTGGTAGGGCACAGCTAATAAAGCGTCTACCAGCATATCGTTAATGGTGCGGCGTTTAGATAAACGAATGGTTGCTAGATATCTTCCAAATTTTCCACGTTCATGCGTAGTAATTTCATACGTTTCTCCCACCTTGAGGTGTTCTCCAACGCATGTCTTCGCCAATAGCCCATGTGCTTTCTGCGCTGGAGTTCCACCTCGCGTCTCGGGGCAGTCAATTCCAAACAAACGAATATCCATGCCGCGCCCATCGTTACCAAGCAAATGGCACCCGAAACCCAAGTCAACGTCCATACGTATTGAATCGCCATCAGTAATTTTAACCACTTTTGCATTATAGCTGTACATCATCTTACTCCTTTTAAATTAATGCGTACCCCGCTCAAGGTGGGAGTACGACTAACCTTAACGTGGTTTCTTCGGCGCATACATAACCGTAAGGAAGGCAGAGTGAAACGTTAATTTCACGGTGCCGTATAGGAGGGCTATTATGCACTGCGGTTGTTACTACGCCCACCGACCGCTGGGGCGGGAAAAGGCTTACGAGACGCCTCTTCCAGCGTGGGGGGGAAACACAATGCAAAAACCCCCACAAGTCAACAATCCCCATAAGAATTACCATACCCACCTTCGCAATTAAGGGGTAGGTCGGGTGCCCATCTAGGTCTTATCTTCATAACCTTTTCAACGTATTGTAAACCTTCTTCTACGTCTGCTTCGGGTACTATACAACCTATAGCATCATGCACCGTCATTACTACTTTGTATCGTTGTGCTACTCGTAATAGTTGTTCTCCTATAACGATACGTGCTAGTGCTTGGCATACATTCTCTATTACTTTGCCTCCGTATATCTTCGTAGGTAGAATAGTTCTTCCTCTTCGTGTGTCATAAACCATCTGGGTCTGTCCACTTTCGTCCGTTTCGTGTCTAAGGTTGGGATACTTCACGTACAGGCCATTAGGAAGTTTAATGCCATTCTTACCTTCTACTTTTAAAATATCAGGGAGGCCAAAAGAAGTAATTTGATCTTGCATCATAGCACCTAATGATTCGTTAGCCCCCCGCCATAGCTTAGGTATATCCGCGTAGGTGGTACGGTATGTATCTATAATCCGCTTACATTCTTCAGCTTTTAATTCCACTCCAAAGCTCTTAAGTTGCGCCTGAAAACGAACGCTGCCCATTTGATACCCTGCGCCAAGGATTGTAGTCTTACCAATGAAGCGTTCTTCTTTGGTTATCTCATCTTGGGGCTTATCATATATAGCCGCAGCCATTATCTTATATACATCATCCCCTTTATCAAAAGCTTCTACCAACTCATGCGCCTCTGCTAACCATGCCAGCGTCCTAGCCTCAATCTGGGAAAGATCACAGTCTATGAACTTGTAGCCTTCGGGTGCACACAATGCTTTCTTTAGCATTGACCCACGGGGAAGGTTCTGCATATTTACTTTATCGTCTCCGCCCCAGCGTCCGGTATGTGCTGCATAGTAGCGTAGGGGTATAGGCAACAGACCTCGATCTGCAATACCTATAAACCTTTCTGTTCTGGTTTCTTCGATAGTGGATTTAACACCTAGTCTTGCAGCTACTAGAGCCTGTACATCAGGGTTATCATGTGCCTGGAGGGCCTTAAAACCTTCGTCTGTTTTGGCAAAGGCATACGTTTCTTTGCCTGTTGTTGGGCTTACTTTAGTAGGGGGTGATATGTTGTATTCCTGGAGGGCCCTGGCGAACTTCGCATTGCTCATAAGTTGTTCTTTTTTATGGCTTATTTTCTTAAGCAGGGCTTCTTTAGCAGCTACTATTCCGGCAAGATGTTCCTGTAAAACCTCTTTATCTAGCTTAATAGCAGGCTCACTAAACATACGAACAGTCAGGTCAATAAGCTGGAGTTCGGATACAGGCAGCTTTGCACGGAATATATTAAACAACTGGTATGTTAACTCTGCATCGTTGATACAGTAGCCTCCATAGGCTTTCATCTCTTCGTTTGTAAAATCTATGCGGTACTTCCCTATAGCATCCTGCACTTCATGCCCCTTCTGTCCCAATCCGTAGTACTCAGCAAGAGCAGCAAGGCTACCTCCTACTTCTACAGTATGCAGTGCCCGCGCCATCGACAGGGTGTCTACTATATTTTTGGGGCGTATGTTGAAATGCCAGTTCAGTATAGCCATGTCAAACATCGCGTTATGTGCAACAGCTGTGGAGTTTTCCCAATCAAACGAATCTAGAAACTCTTGCACCTTGGGCTTAGTTCCCGAACACCAGGCGGCCCCCTCCTGGTTATTAACCTTTACAGCTACGCCAATAACCTCAAAGCGATCATGGCGCAAATATTCTTCTGTCGTCAGCTTGGTTAGCCCGAAGTCTTTTGCGTAGTACGTTTCAAAATCTATGGTTAAAATGTTATTCATGTTGCCCTTTGGTCAAATCGTTTGTCGCCAGCCGCGCCCCCATCCATGATAGTTCTCATTCCGACCCTCCATCTACTTCAAGCAATTGGCGCATAACCTGTTCATTGAAGGCTTCTTCCTGGATGGAAAAGAATTTAGTTACCACTGTGGATACTTCAGCATCTGATAGAAAAGGATAAGGGGCTTCACTTAGTGGAACAGTTGGATGGTACTTACGTTTAACAAGCGGGCTTATAACCCAGTCCCACTCGCTCTTTTCATCTACTGCTCGAAACCATCTGAACTCATCGGGATGACTATCCATCCGACTAAGCAGAATCTTTATTCCCCTGTTCAATTAAATGTCTCTCCAATACGTTTAGGTTACGGTCGTTGATAACAAAAGCTTCCCCACCTGCTTCTTGAATAGCAGTAAGTTCCCGCTTCTGTAGTTCTGTTGGTTTGTTGTTACCGGCTTTACATTCAATCCCGATGAAGCGCCCCCCATAACAAACAATTACATCTGGCACTCCACTCCTCCCCATTCCATAAGTAGCAGGAAAGAAGTAGTAGGCGTGGTGTTTCTTAAGGAGTTTGACGACTTGGTTCTTTACTTTCTTTTCAGGAGTTAAAGCCATCATGGGATGATAGCATGAGGGTTTACATTGTCAAGACAAAAAAATGCCGCCCGAAGACGGCACAAAAACGACCTAACTAAATTAGGTCATCTGATCAAAGAACGCTGCTATGATTTCATTAGTAACTGCTGTCATCGTAGTATCTGCGTCCTTCATAAGGTCAACCATCTTCGCAATATTCTCATCCGTAAGAGTAATGCGTCGATCAGCATAGTGCTGCCTGTGGTTTACAGCAGAGGTAACTCCATTAACTAACTCCTTAGCAGTTGCTCTCCCTACCTTAATAGAACGAAGGCCACCTGTTGAGACACGTTTAGCCCTACCGGCGCTAACGATAACATCTGCATCCTTACGCCGAAACACAGTTAAAACCTTGCGCTTCTTGTCAATTCGCGTACCTAAACGATTATTGACAGTGGAGAATTCCTTTTCAAAAAACTGACGCAAGTTACTACGCATAAACTCAACGATAGTCGATGTGTGGTGCTTGTTTGCTATCCTTGGGTCACTTGCAAATTTGCTAAAAGGAACATCAAAAAATTCTCCTTCCTTTAAATCTGCTATGGGTAGTTGAGCAAACCACGGACAACGTACATGGTACGCTGGTATTCCCAGTGGTTTTCCATGTGGTGTTACCTTTCCCTGTCTAATGGGGTATGACGACTCCCTCTCTAGCCGGTTAGGCTCCGAGGTTGTTTCTTCTATAGGAAACTCTTCCGTATTACCCTTATCAAAAGTAACTTCATCTTTACCTGTCTCTTTTCTTTTGTCTGACGGGTGAGACAATCTATTCCATTTCAATTTAGCCATTACATTTTTCCTCTGTCAAAAAATTTGACACTTCTTGTATGATTGTTTGCGTCATTAACATACGCAGTTAGTACAGCCCGCATCTCTGCGGTATAGCTAGGGTACTGCTTAAAATACGCTACTACCTCCTCTGGTAGGCGTAAGTTGATATGGGATTTAGCGGGGACTTTTCCTTTTCCCCGCACTTTCTTGCATATAGTGCTATCTACCATCTCAGGTCTCCTCTGGTTCGTAACAAACAGCGTTTTGAATATAAAATGTATCTGCGTTCAATCTATAACCTACTCCTCGCAGGTAAGTACCATCCTTCAACAACTTCAGCATACCTACCCCTCTCTTAATATCAGTAGGGAGGGTACCGGTTGCAAACTGGTGTACCTGATGTGCGGGTAGGGAGTCCTTCCCGTAACGATACTTGTATACCTGATCGGCGTTGGACACATAATAATCAGCCCCTTTAAGTATCACCGCGCACCCTTTGTCCTCCTCCATATGCTGCATTACATCCTTAATCGTGGTGGTCTCTTCCAACTGTTCTGGGTACTTGCCGAACTTCGCTGGCTCTGCCCCCAAGGTACGGGCTAACTCCAGAAACTCCTCAAGGTGAGATTCTATGTGGGGGCGTAAGAACCTAGTAAACCTCTTAAAAAGTTCATCTGTGCTATACACTTTGCTCCTCCCCTCCTTAACTCCGTTGCGTAAACCTAGAGCACGAATTTTCAGTAACTCAGCAGGAGTTGGCGGGTAGAAGTTCCGGTTGAAAATAGAAACAGCCCTGTCTAGTTTTGTAGTTGACCGCTCGTTCCCCCGTTGAAGTCCGCCCTGTATACGCTCGTTGGTAATGTTGAATGTTTCAAGATCATTGCCCACCCAAACATCACCAAGCTCCAACGGTACCTCCCCTATAGCTTTACTCACGTGCCAAACAACAAATCTATACATACGATAATCCTCTCCCGCCGCAGGGTTAGGCCATGCCCCTTCAGGAACAGGGATGCTGGCGTCGATCACCCCTGTTCTACGTAGGCGTATTGGCGTAAAGATTTTATCCGAATGGGTAATAGCAAGTTTTGATATCAGCTGCTTAAATTTTTCACAACGAAAATTAATTTCATCCTTCTCATCTAAGAGGCTAGCCTCATGAGGCAATAGCCCTACATTGGAAAGAGGTAAACTATTTATGGTTACCAGCGAATTCATAACACTGCTACTTATGTTTCTATTGTAGGTCATACATTCCTCCAGTACTTTCGGTTAGAGTCCTCTACCAGCTTACCTTTAGGGCTTGGTACTTCCTTAAAGTAATTCTTGTGTGAGTACTTCGCTATATCCAACACGGCTTCACGAATACTCGCAGCAGTAAGTGTAGATGCTCTCCGGTTAGTTCCAAACGGAGGCCCCGTTCTGTATTGAGCACGATTGTAGATTATAGGCATCAACCCCTCACGCCCTTCCTCCAATGCCTGTTTCAGTTCCTCTATACTACACTGCCCCAGCCTGTCTAGTTTATGTGGGAAAGATGAAAACTCACCGAGGTTCTGTGTCAACACCTCGCCATCAAAGTTCACAAGCTTGGCTATGCGTATACAGTCGTTGGTAAACGGTTTGATTGCCTTGCGTACTTCCTTAGCTACATTCTTGTTTACCCGTAGTACCATAGGAGCATTGTCAGTTACCTCCTCTACGTCACTCCATATACCTTTGCAGACCCAACGCTCCATGTAATATGGTTCATGCGAATCTTGATGAGATAAATCAAGTGGTCTCCACTTACCACGTACAATAAGAGATGTACCATTCCCTATCTTATGAGGGCGTACAACAGGGACTACCATCCAATTACTCCCCTCAAAACATATATGCATAACCCCGTGCTTAACCTGTGCAGTAACATCCAAGACATGACTAATAAAATCACAAGACCTCATTAGGTTATAAGGGTCGGCTACCCGTACTTCGATAGTCCCATCGGGCCTAAACTGGATCACCCGATTCCCATCGAGACAGCAGTCAATTACAGACTCCCCAAACCCATCATCTATCGTGTAGTCCTTTTTATTCCTGTACCCAAAACATATAGGGCGTAACGGAGGCTTAGTTCCCCGCAATGGTTTAATCTTGTCGTGATGCGCTACCGCAGCATCATAGTTAGTTAGCGTAGGAAGATGTGTTATCTGCCCGTAGTACCAACGCATATCCTTCTTTGAATCTTGATGTTCCATTGTGTTTCTCCTATTTATGACCTAACTAAATTAGGTCGTTACCAATCAAAGTTTTTAAGAATGGAATCGACTTGGCCTTTCAACCGCTCACGTACTACAGGTGATTCCTTTATCTGGTCAATGTCTGCCCCTAGCATAGTAGTCTCTAGCTGCTTCCTAGCTTCTTCCAACTTGGGGTCATTTGTCACATTTAAGTGAGTAAGCATACGACACAGTTCCTGCGGGTTGGTGACGAATGTTTCATGCCACCTCTTCTTTGTGT